TCAATAAATCCCATCATTGCGATCAACCTCATCCTTAACCATTGATGCGAGCAGTTCTTCCAGTTTCTGCGCTGACAGCTTTACCTGGTGATCTTCAGCATCTTCCCGGGCTATTGTGGTTCGCGCAGTGGCTGATTTTGCTGACATCACCACAGGGGGCAGACGGACCATTGAACCAGGGCCTCCGGAACAAATAAGGGCAAAAATAACAACCACTATCGAAAGCTCACAAACTAACCGCAGCACGTTCCTGCATACGACGTGTCTGCGGCATAATCCCAATGATTACTCCCTGACAGGATTTGCAGGCCACTCAATATCAGGTGCAGTTGATGTATCAACACGATTCAACAATACCCGATATTTATTCCATGCCTCCAGCAACGATCTTTCTTCCTCCGTTGCGATTTCCAGATCTACAGCATCCTGCAGTGGCGCAATATACTCACTGAATTCCTGGATGTAGAACTGTGTGGTGACGGTCTTCCAGCCATTCGGCTCCTGCTGTATCGAAGCATACCAGGCTATTTCAATATCGCTATGCTGCGGCAGCATTTAACCCCTTGTAATTCATCGCCATAATTGATTTAATTCACAAATAAAACTATAACATGGTGAAATTAATGAAAAAAAACACAGATGATGGGGCTAAAATTTACACACCACTTACCCTAAAGCTTTATGACTGGTGGGTTTTGGGAGTATCAAATCGGCTTGCATGGGGATGTCCTACAAAGGAACACCTTCTTCCACACTTTCTGGAACATTTAGGTAACAACCATCTGGATATTGGTGTTGGAACTGGGTTTTACCTTACTCACGTACCTGAGAGTAGTCTGATATCTTTAATGGATTTGAACGAAGCTAGCCTGAACGCGGCATCGACAAGGGCTGGGGAATCAAAAATTAAACATAAAATTAGCCATGATGTTTTTGATCCTTATCCCGCGGCGTTACATGGTCAATTTGATTCCATTTCCATGTTTTACCTTCTTCACTGCCTGCCTGGAAATATATCTACAAAAAGCTGTGTAATACGCAATGCGGCGCAGGCCTTAACTGACGATGGAACTCTATACGGAGCCACAATTCTTGGTGACGGCGTTGTGCACAATAGCTTCGGTCAAAAACTGATGCGCATTTACAATCAGAAAGGCATCTTTTCAAACACAAAAGATTCCGAAGAAGGCTTAACACATATACTCTCAGAGCATTTCGAGAATGTTAAAACCAAGGTTCAAGGTACTGTAGTAATGTTTTCCGCTTCAGGGAAAAAATAGCATCCAACCGCAGCACGTTCTTGCTTAAGACGTGCTGCGGCATAATCCCAATGATTACTCCCTGACAGGGTTCACAGGCCACTCAATATCAGGGGCAGTTGATGTATCAACACGGTTCAGCAACACCCGATACTTTTTCCAGGCTTCCAGCAACGAGGTTTCTTCCTCCGTTGCATATACAGCTCACCTTTTTTCACCCACGATTAACCAACAGCCAGACCAGCAGACACGCCACCACCGGCACAGCAAAATCCATCAGGCTTGCCACATCCCACGCGCGCGGATCAAAACCGCCCCACCACGGCATATTCATTCGCTTGCCATGTCCGAACATTTCAATCCAGCGATATTATGCCTGGGGTGTTCAAGCGCAATGAAGTACGTATTGTATCTTCGCGATTTTTTATAGGCTAATTGACGCGCAATTCTGAGCGGGGAGCGCACAATCAAACAGCACAGAATGGATCGCTGATATTTATCCTTTTGTCGGTTTATCAAACAACAAGAGAGTCAATAGCGGATTGTCCCTACATCCATTTCTGGCGAATCCACTAACCAGAAATTATCTGGCTTTACAGCCAGAATGATCCAGGCAGTGTTTGTTGTTGATGGCCAGGAAGGCAGCACATCGTATGCCAGGTTATCGCAAGAATCACGATAACCGTACTCATTAAAAAGTGGAGCCATTGCTGCCACAAGATTCACCGCATTCAGCTCATTACCCAGCTTGCGCTCAAAAAGTGCCACACCTGCCGTTCCTTCCACCCACACGCCACGGCTGTGACCACTATAACCATAATCAGGGTGGTACGGTGTGTAACCCGTGGTTTCCCTCGTACCAAATAAAAAACGCCCCATATATTTTCGGCACTTAGCCGCTTTCTCAGCATCAATATTGGCAACAAACAATCCGCCCCAGGAAGACTGATCCAGCGCCGCTGCGTTGTCATAGTGGGTTGAATGAACCCCCTGTCGAAATCGGCCTTCATCTTCCACCCACAGACCTCTGATGATACTCTTTGCCAGCCTGTCAGCCCGCTCACTGAAACCGTCAAATCCCAGCCGTCCCATCAGTTCAAACAAAAACCAGATATCAACGTTATGCTCCAGTGCGCACCATTCGGCGACGAAAGTTTCATCAAAATTGCCGTCCACATAACGCCCCTGCCCCCCTTTATACAGGCCTTCACGCAGGTCGCCTGGTGTGCTCACCAGAAAAGTATCCAGCCAGGCAATGCCTGCCAATAGCTTTTCTCTGACCCGCGCAGTCTGAGTACCGTCCGGATACTTCTCCAGATAGAAAGCAAGAGCATAATAAACCCATGCCGCATTGCCCAAGCGGTAATAGGTACGCGGTGACATGGCAGACAGCCTGTTAACAAAAAACTTTACTCCACCGTTTTCATCAACAAGCGCACACAAGCCCGCAACGTATCTTTCTACAGCCTCATGTCGCTGAACCATCAACGCCAGTGCTGCCAGCGCCTGGTCATACGTGTAACACCGATCTTTCATCACCCTGATCACTTCGGGGTCTGCGTCCTCCGGCATCCAGTAGCTACGAATGAGCAGTGGAAACTCCAGCGTTGTGATCCACGCATTATCCTCAATCCGAATAAGACGAAACTGTTTTGCTCCCGTCCAGCAACGTCTGAAATAGAAAGTTCCGTCACTATTCAAATTAGCGTCGCCGTTAAAATACTCTCCGGTTGTATAAGCATACATTTCGACTTTATACTTTTCTGGTTCAGAAATATCGCAATATCCGTTAACTGCACCGACATAATTAAAATCGATATTTTCTTTTATTTTTAAAGATATTGATGTATCAACAACCTCGGGTTGTTCCAGTTTTAACATTGCAGTAGTGCAACGACTCACGATGTCGTCAAAGTTCTCAAAGCGCAAACCGGGAAAACTATCGGCTATTCCCTGCATTTCAGACAGTAACGCTTCTGCCCTTTTTGTCGCTGATATTGCCACATCTGCACTTCGTCGCGCCTGACTTGTCAAATCTTCAAATCGTTTCACCACATCTGGCTTCAGGTCGCCTTCGTCGGGGGCAGTCAGAAAATCATTCAGCGTACCTGGTCTGGAACCTTCATAAACGGTAATGGTCCCGGCATGTGAAGGCGGAAAACCTTCAACCAGCAGGGTGACGCTGTACTGACCATACTCAACATCCATGCTGTAACGTCCAGCTTCATCCGGATTTTCTGAGGCCACCGTGTTCACCACAACCGTTGTGCTGTTACGTTTTGCCTTCAGTTGAATAGTGCAGTTCTGTATTGGTTTTCCCGCACCATCTTTCAGCACACCTGAGATTTTTACTGCTGCCATATCCACCCCACAAAAAAGCCCGCCAGAATATGCGGGCTGTCATAACACTGCTAATCAGAATTTATAACCGACACCCACGATAAAACCGTCAGTGCGCCAGTCACCACTGCCGGAGCCTTCATAAGCAATATCAATGGCCACGGATTCGGTCGGGTTAAACTGCACGCCAGCCCCCCACGCCAGAGACGTGTTACTGTGGCGACCATCATCACTTGCGGTCAGCACATCGTGCGTTTTCCCCTTGTTGTCAGTTACGCGGAGATAATCCCCGGAGAAAGTCGAAACACGGCTGTAAGCCACACCCGCCATCGCATATGCGCTGAACCACTCATTCACGCGCACAGATGGCCCCGCCATCATGCTGAACCAGCGGTTACGCACTGAATCTTCATGCCAGCGGGTATCACTGTAACGGGTAATCTGGCGATTCTTGTCTCCAGCATAACTGAATGACGTCACCAGCCCCAGCGTGTCCGTAAATTCATAACGGTATTTCACGTTAATGCCCTTCAGGTCATCGTTGCCGGGCATATCAGTATGGGACTGAATATACCCGGAGCTTAGTGTGGACTGATGCTCTGCTGCACTCGCTGGCGTACCAGCGGCAACCAGCCAGACTACTGCGGACAGAATAACAGCACATAATTTACGCATAATTACCTCTCGCTTTTCTGCAATAAAAAAGGCGCCATTTCTGGCGCCCGTATCTGGGTTATAAAATTCAGCTAATCGTGATGCCTGCAGTGGCTTTCTTCATCACAACAACCAGCAAATCGCTGATACTTGCTGTGGGATACCAACCATTTACCCACCATGCTGATACAGAAAACTCCAGTGTCATTACGCCACTGCCTGCAGGCATATCAATAACACCCGTGTATATCAGCGTATTATCCAGAGCCGTTCGGTTATAAATTTCAGCCCCGTTTTTCTTCACTATCAGGCGGCATGACGAATAAGTATCGCTATTCTCCCGCTCATGTCTGGCACCGCTGAAAGCCACCGCCGGAATAACAATTTGCCGGTCAAACGGCTGATCGTCATAAACCCTGACGGTAATGGTCCCTGATGGCCACCGCTCCGGTGCACGGGAGTCCCGGGGGAAAGCTTTGCCCACTGTTTTAACGAGATCGCCTTCAATCTGGTTCGCGGACAGTTTTCCCAGAACCCGACAGTTCTCGTTAATCGTGACGTTGTTGAGCGTCCCTGAATTTGCATTCACATTACCGCTGATATCCGCATTTTTAGCGGTCAGCTTTCCGTCCGGTGTCAGGGAAAATGCCGGCGGATTTCCACCGCTGGTAATGGTGGGAGCCGTCAGGCGTTTCAGGAACACGTCGTTCATGAATATCTGGTTGCCCTGCGCCACAAACATCGGCGTTTCATTCCCGTTTGCCGGGTCAATAAACGCGATACGATTGGCGGCAACCAGAAACTGGCTCAGCTTGCCTTCCTCCGTGTCCTCCATGCTGAGGCCAATACCCGCGACATAATGTTTGCCGTCTTTGGTCTGCTCAATTTTGACGCCCCACATAGCATTCCATTTATCGTTAGCGTCCTTCCACTCTTTCGAAAACTCATCCAGTCTGCTGGCGTTATCCTCCGTCAGGTCGACTTTTTTCAGCAGCTCTTTACCGAGATGGGATTCGGTTATCTTGCCTTTGAAAAAATCCAGGTAACCTTCCGCATCATCGCTCGCCCGACCGACGGCCTCCACGAATGCCGATTTGCCAACGGTGTTCACACTGCGGATATAAAAGTAATAATCATGGCCCGGTTTGATATTGATACTGGCGGCTATCCAGTACAGCCCCGTGCCAAGGTAGCGGGCTGTGGTTTCAACCTGCCTGATATCGGTAATCCGCGTTTCCGAGAACCAGAACTCAAACTGTACCGTCGGATCATAAACCGCAAGATGCGGCGTGGCAGTTATCTGAAAATAGCCCGGCGTCAGCTCAATCCGCGACGGCGCTGCCGGGGCGGCAATCCGGAACGATACCGATGCCGGATCGCCCTGCTGCCCCCAGGCATTTGCCGCCCGGACTGTCAGCCTGTAGTTTCCCAGCGCCAGTTGCGTGAAGCGGTATGTGGTTTCCGTCGTCCGGGCCGTGCTGACCAGCCGCTCACTGCCGTCATCCGCTGCCACGGTCAGGCGAAGCATAAAGCTCACACCCTTCACCACCTTCGGCGTATCCCAGCGCGCCAGCACCTGGTATTCCCCGCTGTCTGCGGTGACTTCGGCAGTCAGATGCTGCACTGCTGGCGGTGTGACCCCGTTCACCGTGCCGCTCTGGTCGCCGTCAAAGTGCGCCCCGTTATCCACGATGGCCTCTTTTTCCGGTACATGCTGCACGGCGGTGATGGCATACGTGCCGTTGTCGTTCTCACGGATACTCACGCAGCGGAACAGGCGCTGGCGCAGCGTCGGCAGCTTCAGCCCCCACACGCTGTATTCAGCAACGCCGTCAGGAACACGGCTCACTTTTACCTTCACGCCGTCGGTGACGGACTGGATCTCATCCTGCGCACCTTTACGGGCCATCTCATACACCGCTTTCATCAGCTGCGGCCCGGCCTGTCCGTTGATACCGTCGTTCTGAATCACCACGCTGTTGTTCTGCTCAAACCGGATACCTTCCGCCCGCCGCATCTGCGCCGGACTTCCGGCACCGCCGACATAACCACCTTCCGCATACCCGCGCATCAGACGATACAGGTTGCCGACACCAATCCGGCTGGTCGCCTCCTTCGTGAAGACAAATTCACCACGGTGAACAATCCCCGCTGGCTCATATTTGCCGCCGGTTCCCGTAAATCCTCCGGTCGCAAAATGGAATTTCGCCGCAGCTGCCTGAATGGCTGTACCGCCTGACGCGGATGCGCCGCCACCAACAGCCCCGCCAATAGCGCTGCCGATACTCCCGACAATCCCCACCATTGCCTGCTTAAGCAGAATTTCTGTCATCATGGACAGCACGGAGCGGGTGAAGCTGCGCCAGTTCTGCTCACTGCCGGTCAGCATCGCCGCCATATTCTGTGCAATACCATCAAAGGTCTGCGTGGCTGCACTTTTTACCTGCGACATACTGTCCGTGGCGCTCTCTTCCCACTCACTCCAGCCGGACTTCAGGCCTGCCATCCAGCTCCCGCGAAGCTGGTCTTCAGCCGCCCAGGTCTTTTTCTGCTCTGACATGACGTTATTCAGCGCCAGAGGATTATCGCCATACTGTTCCTTCAGGCGCTGTTCCGTGGCTTCCCGCGCTGCCTGCCGGTCAGTCAGCCCCCGGTTTTTTGCATCAATGGCGGCCCGTTTTGCCCGTTGCTGCTGTGCGAATTTATCCGCCTGCTGCGCCAGCGCGTTCAGGCGCTCCTGATACGTAACCTTGTCGCCAAGTGCAGCCAGCTGGCGTTTGTACTCCAGCGTCTCATCTTTATGCGCCAGCAGGGATTTCTCCTGTGCGGACAGCTGGCGACGTTGTGCCGCCTCCTCCAGTACCGCGAACTGACTTTCTGCCTTCCACAAATCCCGGCGCTGCTGGCTGATTTTCTCATTCGCTCCGGCATGCTTCTCCAGCGTCCGGAGTTCTGCCTGAAGCGTCAGCAGGGCAGCATGAGCACTGTCTTCCTGACGATCGCCCGCAGACACCTTCACGCCGGACTGTTTCGGCTTTTTCAGCGTCGCTTCATAATCCTTTTTCGCCGCCGCCATCAGCGTGTTGTAATCCGCCTGCAGGATTTTCCCGTCTTTCAGTGCCTTGTTCAGTTCTTCCTGACGGGCGGTATATTTCTCCAGCGGCGTCTGCAGCCGTTCGTAAGCCTTCTGCGCCTCTTCGGTATATTTCAGCCGTGACGCTTCGGTATCGCTCTGCTGCTGCGCATTTTTGTCCTGTTGAGTCTGCTGCTCAGCCTTCTTTCGGGCGGCTTCAAGCGCAAGACGGGCCTTTTCACGATCATCCCAGTAACGCGCCCGCGCTTCATCGTTAACAAAATAATCATCCTTGCGCAGATTCCAGATGTCGTCTGCTTTCTTAAACGCAGCCTCTGCCTTAATCAGCATCTCCTGCGCGGTATCAGGACGACCAATATCCAGCACCGCATCCCACATGGATTTGAATGCCCGCGCTGTCCTGTCTGCCCAGGTCTCCAGCGTGCCCATGTTCTCTTTCAGGCGGCGGGTCTGGTCATCAAACCCTTTCGTTGCGGCCTCGTTCGCCGCCTGCAATGCCCCGGTTTCATCGCCGGAACGCTGCAACTGAGCAACATACGCAATCTGCTCCGCCGTCACGTTATGGAACTGCTTCGCCATCGCAATCAGCCCCGACGTCGGGTCAGTGGTCAGTTTTCCGAAAGCCTCTGCAACCTTGTCCACCTCCACACCGGATGCAGAAGCAAAACGCGCGACACTCTGGTTGATGGCATCAAACTGTTCACCACCACGCACACCGGCATTCACCATGGCTGCCAGTGACTCACTCGCCTGGTTAAACGTCAGCCCTGCGGCCTGTCCGGCTCTGGAGAGCGTCAGCATGCGATCGGCAGTCAGTCCGGACTGATTACCGGAAAGAACCAGGGTTTTATTAAACGCTGAAAGCGTGGAATCTCCCTGGTACCAGGCGTACACCAGCGCACCTGTCGCCACCGCCAGCGAGGTGACCCCGACCATCGGCAGGGTGATCGCACCGGCAAGCCCCCTGAACATGGGGATCATCCCGCCGAAGGAGTCCTTCACCTGACCGCCCTGTTGCAGCAGGATCAGCCAGGGATTCTGACCACCGGCAAGCTGCGTGGCGATATCCGTAAACTGTGCGGGCAGGGTTCGCATGGCCGCTTTATACTGCCCGACGGAAATCCCGGCTTTTTGTGCAGCCAGCGCCTGGCGGCTCAGGCCCTGTTCAACAGCACTGGCGGTTTTTCTGGCGTCGGTATCCAGACCTGAAAAATGACGCCTTACCCGGCTCATCTGCTCATCGAAACGGACAGCATCCAGACTAAGGTCAATAACAAGATCACCAACCGGCTGGGACATATCTCACACCTCCCGGAATCCCCGCTGAAGCCATCATTAATGCGGCATCATCCACCATGACATCCGCCACATCCGCAGACGATAAAATATCGCGCCCTCCGTCCCCACCGAACCGGACGCCTCCGGCAAGTCCTGCCGCTTTCTGCATCAGCATTTTGTCCTCATCCGGCCTCTCCACCTGCTCTTCCTCATGCCGGGGGACAAGCAGACTGAAATCAGAGGGATGCATATCCGGATCGCAAAAAAACAGGCTGAGTACAGCGTACGTCAGCCCGGAAAAATGCATATCCAGCTGGGTATCCTGAAAATAATGCGTGCGGTAAAAACGGTGCCAGTCGGCATATTCGGTGGATGTCATCCCGGCAAGCATGGCGCGCCAGTCGGGTCTCCCCATCTCACGCGCCAGTCTGAGGGCAAAGTTCAGCTCGCCGTCGAAGACTTTCCCGCAGAAAAATCATCATCAGTCAGCGTGTTATTTTTCGCCACTTCAGTAATATCAGTATCCGGACGAACAGCTTCGATCATCCCGGACAGGCACAACACCACGTCTTCCGCCCGGGCAATGGCATCGGCAGGCCAGGTGGTGAGCACTTCCTGCTCTATCTTCATCACGGCCTCATTCATTGACGGTGACTGCGTTTTCTGTGGATGGTTATGCCACAGGGACATCGCCACCAGAAACGCGCCGGTTCTGACAAGATCTTCCACACTCACCTGCAGGTTGCCGCTGGCTTCAGCCTCTTCTGCCCGCCGTTTCAGGAGGGCAAGATGCTCAATACGCTGCAGCGCAGACAGCTCAGAAAGCGTGACGGATACACCGTTATATTCAAATTGTTCTGTTTTCAGGAACATCGCTTATCTCTCAGCTCTTTAGCCACCCGGCACATTATTAACGGTAATTTCAGCCACCGCAGCAAACTGACCATTACCGGAAATCACAGGGATGCTGACTTTTCCATCCTTAACCCCCGTCACAGTAATCGTCATATCTTTCACGCTAATGGTGGCTTTTGATGGATCGGCGGAAATCGCCCTGAATGTCTTATCCGTTGCATTTTCCGGTTCCACAGTAACGGTCAGGGTGGTTGTTTTCCCTTTTTCAACCGTACCTGTCGGCGTTACCTTAATCGCAGTGACCGGCGTAATTTTGCTGCGTTCTTCCGCTACAGAAGGTTTACCCACGTTAGTGACTTTCACCGTGCGGGTGATCACTTCTTTCGCCGTCACGGCCTTACCGATACTGCTGACCCAGCCACGAAACACATCCACCGTGCCATTCGGAAAACGGATTTTATAGGCCCGGACATCGCCGCTTTCAAACCAGCCTATAAGCCCTTTCTGACCTTCCTCTCCCGGTTTCCAGGCCAGCGTAAAACTGGTATCACCTGCAGATTTCTGTCCCTGCCCGGTCGCGGTCCAGTCCGCGTCTTCATCATCCAGGTAGTTATCATCGTAGGGTTCAGCCGTCATCTCGCCCGGCGTCAGATCCTTCACCTTAGCCAGTCGCTGCCAGTCATCGTCTGACAACGGGTTTGCATAAGCATCAGCCTTGCCGTTGTAAACCCACAGAGTGGTACCGGCACCTTTTACCGGCTCCAGGGGATTTGGTGTTGCCATATCGTCCTCACATCTCGTATGTAATGGAATAAGTCAGATCCGCAGAGCTCCATAACGCCATATCGTCATCACGACGATACTCATAGCCCTGCGTAACCATCGTGGTAATCAGTCCTGCCAGTGCCGGGATCGCAGTCATCGCCGGGTAAATCCGGCTTTCCATCCACTGATCAAGCTCTGAATCCGGTACCTGTGCCGGTAAAAACACCTCAATATGCAGCGTGGCCCGCCAGGTATCTGCATCCAGCTCTTCACCGGTATACTCTGCATCCGTCAGATAAACCGCGATCGCAGGAAAATCCTCTTCGTCAAAAACAACGGGGCGACCATCAAACAGCGTCGCCCCGTGTTCATGCTGCTCGAGTGCATCCAGCACTGCGGCACGAATGTCAGTGTGTTTCATCGTTTTATCGCAATCCTCAGTTGTTGTTTCAGCGCGTATGCCAGTTCTTTAGGCAGGCGTTCACGCCGGATACGGTCAACATTCTCATCAAATGCCTGTTTCAGTGGGGCCGCCATCGGGATTTTCACCACCTGAATGGGAAGGCGATTACGCTTTTTCCTTCCCTTGTCGTCATTGCCCTCCTCATATCTGGCCTGGGGAAGACGTTGCATAACATGCCAGCGCCCATTATTTAATCGCTGGATAAATGCCCGCTGATAACGATGCTGACCGGCTTTGAGTATGCTGTCCGGACGACGCCCCAGCATTCTGATCCCCAGCTTAATCACAGGGAGATCACCGCGGTTAACGATAATTTTTGCATTCGGATTTCTGACCGTGGCCCGTTTCAGTCTGGACCGTTCCTTAACCAGTTTCCGGCGTACCTTTGTCTCCCGGGCAACCTGTGATGAAGACTGATTAATCGCCGTTGTGGCCACGCGGTTAATCGTCATTGCTGAAGCCGCCGGAATGGCGTTTTTACGAACCCGGCTCAGATTATCAATCGCCTGATCAAGCCCTTTTATCGCCATAATTTCACCCTGCGTTTATCGTCGCCGGTTAACAGCGGGTGGTTGCCCACGGTTGAGCCAGAGATAACAGCTTCCCCCGTCATCCGGAGAAACACGATCCACCCAGAACATCTCGCCGTTAATGGTCAGCGTGTCACCACGCCGCACGGCACGCACCGTATCCGTCCGCACAAATAATGACGGGCTGCTTCCTTCAATACGGACCCCGCCACCGGCAAAACCCAGCGACTCCGGATCGTCAAAAACCCCCTGAACTTCGCCGCCACGTTGTGCTCCGGAGGTGAACTGCGCACGGATCCCCATCACTTCAACGATCGTACTGTCCACCCCGGCGAGGGCAGCATCAAAGGCATTCTGAAAATCACGCATATTCAGCCGTTCCGTGCTGTATCATGGCCGTTGCCAGTGATGATGGCACCAGAACACGCATACCCCGTAACGCCAGCTCAACGGGACGACCTGTCTCCGGGCAATACCCCATTACTTGCAGGCACTTCCGTACCCGGACGGCTTTAACATCATCCGGAGCATCCGTGTTGTTCAACTGCTCACCATCGTCTGTGTGATTTTGATCAGCCCCGCTCTCATCAGAGTGCATAATGCCCTCCGGGGAAACAGCAAGCTCCTCTTCCCACTCAGACACACGTTGAGCAATATCCGCAGCACTCCCCGACATATCCGCCTCGCGCCCCAGCAGGCCAGCCAGTTGACGAAGACGATTCAGATTTTCTTCTTTTGTTGCCATCTCAGCCTCCTGTGAAAAAAGACACGGGGGCATTTCGCCCCCGCTCACGGATTATTTCACCTGTACCACCACAAACTCATCCGGATCCGGCAGCACCATCAGCGGTGCGGACTGCGTCATGGTGAATTCACGGGCCGGATCGCCCACAGTCAGCCAGTGTTTCGGATAACGGGAAGAGGCCACCACACCTTCGGACAACGCCTGCGCATCCTGAATGGCACCATAGCAACGAATGCCCTCTGCTGCCGTATTCCCCAGGACCAGTGTGCCCTCCGGCAGATAACGTTTTTCGGTACCGTCCTCTGCCACATAAGACGTTTTCGCCACCACAATGGCCAGATCGCCGTAATACCCCTTGAAGGACACCACCGCCCCCAGGTCTTTCACTGCCGTTTCGAGTTGTGAATTTGAGCCGCGACGGGTATCCAGTTTTTCGCGGAACAGCTTAAAGCCATTCAGCAGACGCCAGACCGTACCGTCCATAATGGCGATATTCACAAGGCCGCTGGCCTGATCGCAATAGAGGTCAATATCATGCGTCGGATCAAACGTATCACGGTCCTGCTCAGACCATTTTTTACCGTCAGCCTGCTCAATGTTATTTCCTTCAGAGCGCCCGAAATCCACCTCGACAGTATCAAACTGATCCCCTTCCATGGTGTATTTGCCATACAGCACGGCATTCACCGCCTGCATTTCTTCCACCTGCACAATAGCGTGCTCTTCCTGTTTGAGGTTATCGGTAATGATACGCAGACGACGGTAGGCCGGGTCGTTCAGCTGAGCCGGATCTTCACCAGGAAGGCGCTCAACCGCCTGCTGGTAATTAAATTCGTGTTTGGGCTTGACGTAGCCCGGACGTAACACGCGGGTTTCACCACCGCGATGGCGAAGCACTTTTCCTTCAACGATCGGGGAGACATAGGCCGCCACCGGCGTTTTTCCGGTAATTTTGTCCAGCATCACCTCTTCGGTGTGGAAATTCACCGTACGGCGGAAAAACAGCTCCAGAAACAGCGCACGGAATTTAACTTTTTGTTCGGTATAACCGAGTAACTGGCGGGTCGTAAACAATCCCATAAATCAGTTCCTTTCATTAAGAAATCAGTCAGGCCAACGCGGTGGCCTGATAACGTGTTACGGCAGCGCCGCGTGACTCAGGGCACTGCCGGTAAAGGCGTTGGCCTTTTTGTGTTCATCCACACTTTCAGGCCAGCGGATTGCCTCCGTCGCAAAGGTCCCCGACTTGTAATACGTCAGCACCGCCTCTGTGCCTTCAAGCGGCAGTACCAGTATGCCAACCGCACTACCGGCTTTCTGTCCGTCCCAGACCACCAGTTTCCCGGTGGCTTCATCCAGCATCAGGGGCGTCAGTGCCGGTGTTGCCTGAGAAATCCCGCTGCTGCCTGTGGCGGTATGAGCCGGATCATTACCGGCAAAAATACGTACTTCTGCACGTTGTTCAGTGATGGTTTTCGTTACCATATTGTAAAAACCTCATATTGATGGTCAGCACTGACTTCATGGCATGGCCATGAGCATTTTCACGTCCGCATCACCGTCTGCTGACGTCTGTGACACGCCACCCCGCACCGCTGCCGGTGAATGATTCGCCATGAAATGTTCAAACAGGGCGGTTGTGGATGCAGAGACCGGTTCTGCTTTATCCGGCGATGAGGACAGAATGTCGCGGGCAGCCTCCACCGTCATTCCGGGAAACGCCGCCAGTTTTTCAGCCTGCGCCTCAGCCCCTTTTGCCTCATCCAGAGCCATAATCTGATCACGGAGTGAGGGTCCGGCATCCGCCAGTGGTGCAGCCGCAAGGATCGGGCGGGCTTTTTCCACCGTCATCTCCGGCATCGCCGCCAGCGTTGCCGCCAGTTGTTCACGACCTTTAGCCTCTTCACACGCCATAATGCGATCGGCTTCACTCTGCGTGGATGCCACCGGCTGCTGTGGTGCTGCCGCGGTCAGAATCGCCCGGGCCTGTTCAACGCTCATGCCCTGTTGTCCTGCCAGCATCGTGGCAAGGTGTTCACGTCCTTTCGCTTCCTGACACGTCAGGATCCCCATCACTCGCTGGTTCTCCTGCGCGGCAGCTTCCGTTGCAGTTAATTGCGGCATAGTGCCTCCTGTATCATGTGTGTTCAGCGCCGCAGCCATCACGCTGATGGCATCCGACGCATTGATTAATTCATCCGCCAGCCCGGCCTCAATGCCGGACTGACCTTCAAAAACGGCGGCCTCTGTTCCCGTGACTGCATCAACAGACAGACCGGTATACATCGCCACTTTTTCGGCAAACATCCGGCGCGCCGCATCAATCCGCTGCTGCATGTCCTGGCGAATCTCTGCCGGCAACGCTTCAAACTGATTGCCATCCACCTTGTGCGCCCCGGCATAAATCAGCGTGATATCCACACCGGCCTGCGCCAGATGACCGGCATAGCTGACATGGCTCATCATCACGCCAATGGAGCCGATACGGGATGTCTGGGTAACCAGCCGTCGGGAGCAGGCCGACGCCAGCAGCATGGCTGCAGAACAGGCCGTGTCATTGCACAGTGCCCAGACCGGCTTCTGCTGACGGAGGCGGTAAATCATGTCAGCACAGTCAAACGCACCGGCGGCCTGCCCGCCCGGACTGTCAATGTCCAGCAGTACACCCCGCACCTGGCTATCCGCCATTGCCTGCTGAAGACAGGCGACAATGCCGTCATAGCCTGTCATTCCGGAAAATGGCCGCATACCACCCAGCCGGTGCACCAGCGTGCCGGTCACCGGCAGTACAGCAATACCGTTCACCACCCTGTAAACACGGGCCGGTCGTTTACCTCCGGCCATGTACTCGTCCGTTTCAGCCAGCATTCCGGGAGCATCAAACTGTACCTGCTGTTGTGGTACCGAAAGACTTGCTGCCCCCATCTCGCGCCCGAGCGCGCAAAAGAAAACCCGCGCATAGGCGGGCTCCAGAAGCAGCGGTTCATTGAATGCTGCGGCAATAATGTGTGAAAGATTACGTCTCACGTGGTGTTGTCTCCTCTTCCGGCCTACGACTCTCCGCTATCTGCTGCTGATACGCCTGCTCTATCCACACCGGACGTGAGAGTCCGGCTTTTTGCCGCTCAGCAGATTCCCTGACCTGCTGGCGGAAAATGTCCTGATAATCCTCGCCCATCAGCGCCAGCTCTTTCTCATACGTGCTCAGTCCGGCCTCAATGCGCATCACTGATTCCTGGACTTCCTTGAGCCCGTCAATGGCCATTCTTCCGGCACCAATCCACTCTGCCCGTGACCAGGCTGATCGCGCCTGATAAAAATCAAAACGTGCCCGTGGCGGACGAATAATCCCCCGAAGAAGTGCCTCTTCCAGCCAGCAGGAAAACATCTGCGTGGCCAGCCGGGCCGCAATAAATTTTCGCCGCCCCATAAAATAGCGCCACGACTCATTGGCGGAGGCGCGGGCACTTGAGTAACTGACCTTCGAGTAATCACGGGACAACTGTTCGTAGGAAACGCCAAGACCGGCGGCGATATACCGCAGCAGCGCCTGTTCAAGCGCAGAAAATCCATTGTCTGAATCCTGCGCAGTCTGTAGTTTCAGATCATCACCAGGGAAAAGGTGCGGAATTTTGACACCGCCCAGTGTCACGTTATTCGTGTCATACCAGCTGGAAAACTTCTCCAGAATATTAATAAGCGGATTATCCTTCTGCTCCTGTGGCGCGCCGGCGATATATTCAAAGGCCTTTTCGGTATCAAGTTCACTTTCAATCGTCGCTGCATACATCGCCTTCACTATGGCCGACTGAAGCTGTGTTGCCTGCAGGGAATCGAGCATCTTCAGCCGTTCCATGACGCTGTAAAACTGATTAGCCCCACGGGTCTGCCCGTCCTCCACCGGCTCGAAAATATGCAGCATGGCCGGACGCCCGGTGGGAAGTTCACGCGGGATCCGTTCCCATCGTCCACTACCAGAGAACGGAAAATCATCCTCACAGATATGGTACGCGACGGCACGGCCATATCGATCGACCTCCACACCGGCCCGCAGAAAACGGTTCCCCATACCGTGTCCAGGCGTGTCCACCCGTTTCGGACTCACGGCTTTAAAACGCGTACGGAATAACTGCGTGGTTTCCGTATCCCAGACCGGCTGCACAAAGATTTCGCCGTTAAACGCATGAACGCCCACACCTTCACGGATAAATTCCGTGAACGTGCGTTTTCCTTCCACGTCGATCTCGCCAAACATCCCTTCGGCGTATTCCGACCAGGCCGCCTCCACCTCATCGACAAAGCTTTTTGCTGCGGTCTCCCGCATCCCCAGCCAGCGCCAGTTCGGACGGTAGCTGATCAGAAACATATGCCCGACAATGTGATCCTTTATGCAGGGCCACCGCATTGGCCGCTATTCCGTTATTGCGCACCAGATCATCTGCACGGGCATTCCCCAGACGCAACGCGGGCAGCAGGGCCGCATCGGCACTCTGCGAGGGTGGCAACCACTCTGCCATTTGCCCGCCAAATCCTGCACCGCCACCGTTGTAGCTGAGGCTCTCCCGAAGCGGAACGCCGTTCACATCAATCAGGACAGGCGTTCGTTTCATAACCTCACTCCCAGCGGACGACGGCGACGGCGGGTTGTCCCCAGTACCGACTCCGCATCATTGATCGCCCGGTTAAGCTCATCCAGAGAAGCTGCCGTATATTCAATTCTGCGACCATCTTTCTGGACAGACACCACCCGTTTACCGGTTAATAAATCAAGGCGCGCCTGACGCAGCGCCTGCAGTTCAGCGACTGTAACCATTCACTCCTCCGGACAGCTTCGCTGCCAGTTCTTTAAGGGTTGGCCGGGTCGTCTCTTCTTCCCGGGATTTTGCCAGTACAGCCAGATCAAGCTGCCAGCGTTGCACGGACACACGTAATGCCGCGTAGGCATACACCAGGCAGTCCAGCGCTTCGTTACGCCGCTTTTTGTTATCCCACAGCAGACGCATCTTTCCTTTTTCCCACTTCTCCACAAGCTCTTCCGCCACCAGTTGCTGCGCCTCTGTCTGCGAAAAAATCTCCGGATCATCAGGAAAACGGATGGCATACGACGTGGCTTCATCCGCAGGCGTGGGATCGGCTTTCATACGGGCATAGAGAATTTCTTTTGCGGTGTCCGTCCCCACTTCGCACAGATACACGCCCCGCTGATTGCGGGTTTTTGGCATGGTGATCACCGGCTTGCCATAAACAGATGCACCTTTTACCGGCAGCACCCGGAAAACACCGTGTTTTTTTGACCTCTGATAGACAATTTCGCCATCGATCCCCCCGATGTCCCAGCAGACACGGGAAATGGTCATTTCGGTTCCGTCTGCATGGCGGTATTTTTTGTTGATCGCCACATCCACACGTAACAGCGTCTCTTCCTCATCGGGACGCCCCATAATGATGATTTTATCCACCAGAAAGGCTTCCTCTCCCGGAGCCCATCCCCAGACATACATCTCAAAACGGTTTCGCTGCGAGTCAATGCCCGCCGTCAGATAAACCACCCGGGAAGGCACCGCAGCCGTGTAACGCACAACCTTATCCATCAGCACCTGGTGATCGAGTTTTTCGCCCACGGCCTCTTCCCAGGTCTCGCCCAGCGTGGTGTTCACAAAGGTTTTCAGGCCGTTGGGATCTTTCAGTGCATCCAGCCAGTCATAGACAATCTGTACCCAGGTGGTGAACGGACTGTACGCCGTCCAGATATGGAATGTGATGGAGCGCGGCGGCGGAATTTCATTATCCGCGGCGCTGAAAAACGTCAGACCGTCGCGGGTCCACATCCCCGTGTTTTCACAGATCCACCGCCCGTTGCTCTGGTCAAGCTCAGACTGATGGATCACGCAGCCATGATGTTCACAGAGGTAGAAAACGCTTTCGGGGCTGTCCTTCTCCCATTTAAGGCCAAAAGGCGTGGACTCATCGCCAAATTTCAGATACTGCGCCTCCCCACAGTGCGGGCAGGGCACATAAAAACGCATGAAATGCGCCGACTCGTTGGCCGCTTTTTCGATCTGGCAGGAGCCTTTTATTTTAGGCGTCGAGCCGCGAATGGATTTTGGCCATACCGAGCCCTCAATACGCTTATCCCCCAGCAGGGTTGGCGAGCCCTCTTTTTCGACATCCGGCTCGAACGAGGAAAGTTCGTCATAGCAGACCACGTCCACGGATTTTTCACGGTAGTTTTTGGCGGCAGCGCCGCCCAGGCACCAGAAGCCCACACCCGATGAAAAGCGTTTCAGCGTGATGGTATTATCACGATGTTTACGTCCCAGCCAGGGAGAAAGTTTTTTCAGGCAGGGAACATCGCGAATCGTCGCCTCCACGTGAGACTTCATAAAATCTTCAGCGGCAGAATCCGTGGGCTGAAAAAGCAGACTGTTTCGGGATTTATGCTCAATAAAATACCCGGCGACTCCCAGCAACATCTTTGTATAGCCAACACGGGCAGATTTAATCAGATTAACAGTCCGGATCTGATCATTCCCCATGCTGTTCATGATGGCGATCTGGAACGGCAGCGTTTTCCATTCTCCCTCACCATATGAAGATTCTTTAGGCAGATAATAATTTTGATCAGCCCATTCAACTGGCGTCACCGGCAATGCCCTTATCAGGGGCTGTAATGCTGTTGTGACAGCACTCATCATATTATTCAGTTGTTGCTCTGATATATTCATCGAGTAAATCCGGTAATTTATCCCCCGCCCGCGCACACTGATTTGCCCCCTTCGCAATAAGGGTTTTCAGATGGTCAAGATGGCGCGGTGTTAAATCAGGAAACTGTCGCTGCATGGATAAAGGGATGGAATCAAGCGTACTGGATAACGCCATTGCCAGCTTGCTGAGGGCAAAAATACAGAACCCGGTGTCAATAAGTTTTCCTTTTGACACCTCATTTTTTAACTGCTGTGTAACAGCCTGTTCTGCTGTCAGTTCCCATCTGGCAATAAGCAATTTCTCCTCATAGTCGTCTTCGCTATCGCCATCAGGCACATCGTTTTTACTTCTTCTCAGATACGATATGTAAAAATCGCGCCAGGCATCCAGATCCAGTTGCCCTCGCTTATTCGATATCGGGGCACCCGGCAATTTCTGCAATCTGCGAAGCTGGCGATCGGTCAGACTTAAATGCCTGGCAACTTCAGTCTGCGTAGCCACTCCTCACCTCGCAAAAAACTCTCACCTCACAATCACAACAAAACCGGTCATGTCCGGTTTTAGTGTCTATTTTTTGCGCATGTCCGGTTCATGGAAAGCATGTTTTTATATTTTTCATATGGTTAACTTGCAGAGAAACCGGACATGGATCCCGGAAAATTTTCATAAATAGTGAAAATCCGCGAGGTCGCCGCCCCGTAACCGGTCGGATCGCCGGAAAGGACCCACGAAAATGATAATGATTATCATCTATATAAGGTTTATCACAACATGTGTGTACGCCATCAAACCACGAGAAATAATCAATTATGACGCAGGTATCGTATTAATTGATCTGCATCAAATTAACGTAAAAGCAACTTCAGATAATACAAATCAGCAACACTGAATATGGGGAAACATTATGTCATCAAAGAACAGAACCCGCAGAACAACAACCCGCAACATCCGATTTCCAAACCAGATGATTGAACAAATTAACATCGCTCTTGATCTGAAAGGTTCAGGAAACTTTTCAGCGTGGGTTATTGAAGCCTGCAGAAGAAGGCTGTCAACAGAGAGTTCGGGTATGAATTACATAATTAAGTAACATGGTGTTCACAGAACACGCAGTTACCGGACACATCAGTTTTCCATTCGCTCCCCGGCAGTACAGGCTTCCCCTCTGACGGGATAGCCTGAAAAAATAACACAGAAAATTATTTGTTATAATTAATATAACTTACTCAAAAAAAAGCGACGAGAAAATCAGCATCAACGAACAATAAGCGCCAATACGTGATAACAAATGGCAGCCATATTTATCTGCAGTATAAGCAATGGACAGGATAACCACACCAGAAACCGTCAGCATAAAATCCATTTGAACTTCCCCGGACAAAATCGACTCATCTAAAGATTTACAGCTCTTTTTATTATCAATATGTTAAAAGTAAAATAAACAGATGTTCAATAACACGAATACAAAAACGTGCTGAAATTCAATGAATCCATTTCTGTGTCATCAATTAATAGTGATAAACATCCGGTTTCTTCCACCATCGCACCGGACAGGCGACTATGAGGGGACAACGCCGCGCTCCGTTAACGCGGTAAACCCCGGTGTGTATCGTTTTTGATTATCCCCGCACACTCGCGCAGAGGAGTCTCCCTGTCGGGCTGCGGTCTCTGTTAATGAGGGAATACAGCGACGATACGGCGCATCAACAAAACTTATTTCAGGCACTGAGTACGGATATATTCCTGCGCCCCTTCCAGTTGCTTCTGCATCGTCATCAGCCGCTCTCTGAGGGTGAAATAATCCCGTGTAACGGTGTCTGCCAGTTGGGGGCCGGTTGCATTATCCACGCGGGCGGTGCCGGTGGCTTCACGCACGGGACCTGGACAGGTGGCGTTGATACGCAGGCGCTTACGACCAGCGGCAACGTCAGCGCGAAGAGTTTCATTTTCAGCTTTCGCATCAGCTAACTCCTTCGTGTATTTTGCATCGAGCGCAGCAACATCACGCTGACGCATCTGCATGTCAGTAATTGCCGCGTTCGCCAGCTTCAGTTCTCTGACATTTTTGTCGCGCTGGGCTTTGTAGGTAATGGCGTTATCACGGTAATGATTCAGCCCCAGACTAAGCGCACCACAGGCCACCAGCAGGGCAATGATGACCACGCACAGTACGCGGTTCATTTCACCACCAGCGTATCTGACCGATGAAATAACCGGAGGCCATAATCACAAACACCAGCCAGATAAGAATGAACTTCCAGGTGGATAATTTTTCAGCCATCACTCGAATCTCCCGAATCAGTTTGCTAAAATCAAACACACTTTCTCCTTTGACTTTTCCGGAGTCAGGAAACACAAAACCCCGCTTGGTGCCAACAAACGGGGTTTTTACTTTTATTCACTTACGTTTCGCCAGTTCGCAGGATTTCGTGTTATCCGCCCGCGTGGCCATACCTTATTTTTCAGCAAAATATTCTGCTTATCTGTCGATTCCCCAGCACGCCAGCGCGCTCTCCTGGTCACGACGGGATACCTGACCATAACAGTTATTTGAGCGGACACGGCAGTCTCTGCCACCGTCCTTAATCCACCAGCGAATCGCCTCACACGCTCCCCTGCGATCACCTGCATTAATTCGTTTATAAAACGTCGACGGGAAACACTTACCGGGACCAATGTTGTACGGACAGAATGACGCGATCCCCGCTTTCTGGGGTTCACTCAATGGCACTCTGATGTTTTTCTCCACCCATGCCAGCGCCTTATCACGCTCAATGGCGTTAACCCGGTCGCATTTTTCCTTCGACAACTTCATGCCCGGAACGACAGGTTTGCCATCCACCAGGATGGCACCGCGGCAGATGGTCCAGATACCCGCGCCATCACGGTATGCCGTGGTGTGGTTACCTTCCTTTTCATCCAGAAACTGGTCGAGAATGTCAGGCGCAGGCGCACCAGCGGCAATCAGCGCCAGAACGGCAGCCGACAGGCCGTATCTGATTTTTGCGTTCATGGATATTTATCAGGATTTATCGGTTTCTGAGCCCTAGATATGTTTATCAGTTCCAGCCTGTTGCCTCAGGCTGCTAACAGGTCAATACAATCATGAGGATTATTTATGGACAATAACACCATTTCTCTACAGGAGTTGCTCGACAGCATTTCCAGGCTTCGGGAAGACGTGAATACCCTTACCGTCGCCTTCTCATATCTGGCATTCTCAATTCCAAGGGAACAGATGCAATCAACGCTGGCATCAATCCAGTTTGAATCATGCAATCCCAAATGGTCTCAGGAACAACAAGACTCTTTCAGGCGGCTTGCTGTATTACTGGATGAAAAATATGCTGGTAAAATTACCATTTCGGCGGACTCTTCAGAGAACCCGTAATTATTCCCGGTAGTTTTCCTCTGTAGGTTATCAACACATCCTGCGCCTCTAAAATTACGGGGCGCTTTTCCGGCGACTGCTCATCCCCTTCACATAACCCGGCAGCAACATCCAGGAAGACCTGTCTGATGCTCCTTCTGGCTGCTGCCTCATAAAACTCCAGCGAGGCACCTTCAACACGGTCCAGCGAGATGTCCAGGTCAAAAATTTCACCGTCAAAGCGTTTTTTGTCCCGTAACGCTAAAGTTACCGTAACTTTATTCTCAAAATTGCGGATCCCTTTCACAATCAGTTCATAGTTTTGAGTCATTGAATTACTCTCCCCGTGCAGCCTTACGACGGTCCTCTCTGATTTTGAAATACAGGTTAGTCAGATATGTCAGCAGCCCAAACAGCAGACTCCCCAGCACGCCTATTGCCGCCCACTGAGACGGGGAAACCCTGTCCAGCAACTGCAGGAACCAGTAGCCCGTTCCCACCGCTGACGTGGTGTATGACACACCTGTTGTGATTTTTTCCATCTGGTACATACCCCGTCTCCCGTTATCCGGAAGCTGACAACAATAAAAAAAGCCACCAGTTAAGTACTGATGGCTCTGATAACTCATGCAGGCATCTCAGACGACCCACTGACACTACCGGTGAGTTTAACGATACCTTCCATTTGGCTGGCTCACTTTTTATGATGATGCCGGTGCATTTATCTCCAGCACCAGACTTTCTATCTCAACGCCATACGCTGCATTTTTGGTAATATCCGTCAGCGTCAGCGCATTCAGCCCCAGTGTCAGACTGTCTTTTATGACCTGGAATGCCGGGCCAGCCACTCCATTCAGTTTCGGAGTAACCGTGGCACTGCCGGCGGTGAACACCAGCTCCAGCGTCTGCCAGTCGTTACTGTAATTCCCGAACTCGCCCAACTTTGTGTTTCCTGCTTTCTTGTGATGCATCAGATTCAGTTTGCCGTCTGTGGTCTGGGTGAAGAACGACATCAGGAACGGGTTACCAGTCCCGGTCATCGCCACGACGTCAGGTAACGCTACATCGGTATACAGATAAATTCCCAGACCGAACTGGTTGTTGGTCAGTGCGCCTGACAGTCGAAACTTACAGCTCAGTCTGCCACCCCGTGTCAGCAGGGAGACTGCGTCATCCACCGGGCGCGTCAGGGACCAGGCTTTATTGCTCTGCTTGGTGATCTTAAATACACCATCTGACAACTGAATTCCGCCATTCTTAATGCTCCAGCCCTGCGCAGCAGCGTCTCCGGCTGTCGGCAACAGGGAGATTGTGCGTATGGATGCATCTTCAGACGGCCCCGATGGCGTGTCGCCGCCGGGCGAGGGTTTGATTTCCGGTGCCTTACCACTAATGAAGGCTAAGGTGCGACCGGCTACGTTCAGAATAGCAGTTGCCATACGATCGGGAATAATGCCACGACGCGCCCATGAGCTGAAATGCGTCGGGCGATTTGATGATACCCAGTTTTTGTTCGTTCGGGATGCCGAACCGTAATAACCAGACCCGGCAATATCAGGATCTTCTGACGGGTTGTTTGTCGGTGTATTAACTCCGCTACCATCGGTCATAAAGGGAACAAAATAAATCTGCTGGGATTCTTTACCTTTATATGCACCATATACCACTTCATATTGCGTACCGTGTTCTTGTTTCCACGCGTATGTCGTGTCGCCACAAATCCAGGGGACTGATGCCGGACTTCCACCGTGACACTGCGCCGCCAGCCCGGCAAGGTCAGCACGGAACTGCTGTACCATTGCAAGAAATGCTGCTGGCTGCTGGGCGTAACTGGCATTCGTCATATCGAATTCCCCCTGCATCCAGCATATCGCCAGCAAAACGTTTTTCGGGTTTTTCTGCAATGCTGCCTTCGTGCGGAAAAGCAGATCCTGATATAACGGCTTACCCACTCCCCAGCGAGCCGAATCCTGACTGGCTCCCGTGGACTCGCTGAATGTCCCCTCCGTGCCCTGGGTGAATGCCGAACCACCACGACAGCATGGTACCAGCAGGATCCCCGCATTATTAGGGATATACGGAAGCAGTTTTTTGGCAATATGTAAGCCCTGTCCGACACAGCCGTACTGCCCTTTGCTCAGGTCAGCCCGGGGATGGTTAATCGTACTCATATCCTGAACATCATGCAGACAATGGTCAGCAGGAATGATGTCGTTAAATACGCATACTTCACCACCGGGAGTCACTGTGTTACGACGGGCCAGTTGCTTAATGCGCGGATGGGGCGCATCGTATGAATCCGGAAGCGGAAGCCCTTCACCGTAAGCCATGGCATTGGATTGCCCGGCCAGTACGATGACGTAGTACCACTCCGGCTCAGTTGCACCACTGACGACCACATCACCTTCTGCTGCAATCGCCTGCATCAGGGTATAAGGGGTTATGGCCACCGGACTACCAAACGGCTGCCAGCCCTCCTTCAGTTTTTGTGTCAGTCGTTTCGCAAGGTCTGACGGCGATGCCGCCCTGACCACGTCATAGTGTTTAAATGCCATGAATCCTCCCGGGCGGGATAATGTTGTGAGTCAGATAAGGAGCAGGCTGAAGTCCGGAAGTTACAGGACAATGGCAGAAGGGAGACTACAGCCCGCAATTCGAAAAAGACCGCGCAGTTGCGCAGAGTGATTACTATGGGGTATTATTCGCCAGCTGAAATATTACTTCACGTTTTATTGTTTATTCCTTGCCGCCCGCGTCTCCCAGCGCGGGCTTTTTTTGTCCATAAGAAAGCCCCTCCGGAGAGGGGCTAAAGCCGCGTATCTGTATCATCATGCACATGGTGCCGGGTGCCTCCCGGTGAGTTCAGCCCGGTGCCACTAAACCCGCGTCATTCTCGTTTTGATAATCAGAGATTATACCGTCACCAGTCGCCCCTCCGCTCAGGGGGATTCACCATGCGAAATTTTTTTAACAAATGCCCAGTCTGACAGGCAACTGTCAACTTACTGAATTGTGAGCAACATAGCATTTAACGGGGAACCTGTTTTCTGCAGTAAAAAGGCCCACCGGAGCGGATGGGCCTGGAAGGATAGCGGTCATGTGATGCCGGTTTCCCGGTAACTCAGCACCGGTATCTGAGTCAACGTTTTCTCTACTGGGTCATTTCCGATACGCCCTGCCTGCTGACAGGCTTTCATCACATCTGAAAATATAGCACCCTGACTGATACTGTAGTACCTAAGGTTCCAGAAACTGTGATGTATCCGGCACAGAAAAGCCCCTCCGGAGAGGGGCTGGAGAGTGGCGCTATGTGCCATTGCATGGTGCCGGGTGCCTCCCGGTGAATTCAGTACCAGCACCTGAATCCGCGATTATCCCATATACCTACTCGCTGATTGCCCCTCCGCACAGGGGGATTCACCATGCCAGTTTCTTTTAACAAACTCCCCGCAAACCAGACAACAGTCAACCGCCTGAATTGTGAGACATTTAAAAAAAGCCCGCAAAAGCGAGCCAGGGAAAATAAGTGTGGCGCGTTGTACTGGATTCGAACCAGTGACCGATTGCTTAGAAGGCAATTGCTCTGTCCGGCTGAGCTAACAACGCAGGATACAGATAATGGACCGCCTTCGGGGACCCGAACTCCGCGCAACCAGCTTCGAAAGCTGGCGCTCTTTCCTGATGAGCTAATGGCGGTATGTGATGGTGGCCCTTGCTGGATTTGAACCAGCGACCTGGCGATTATGAGTCGCTCGCTCTCACCACTGAGCTAAAGGGCCGGGAGCAGAATAATAATGGTGCGTAATTAATTCTGCAATCTCATCCGTTTCAAACGATTAAATCCTGAACTTCCCTGACTGTCTGCTCAAAACGTCCGGTCTCCAGTTCAACGCCAATCGCACGACGCCCGAGCGCCAGTGCCACTTTTACCGTTGAACCTGAGCCCATAAAAAAATCTGCAACCAGGTCACCCGGACGACTGCTTGCGCTGATTATCTGCTGCAGCATTTCTGCCGGTTTTTCGCACGGATGTTTCCCGGGATAGAACTGCACCGGTTTATGTGTCCATACATCCGTGTACGGCACCTGCGCCGTCACACCAAAATACCGCCGCAGATGCTTATATTCACTCTGCAGCTCCACATACTGCCGGTTCAGTGACGTATACGTATCCACCAGCTGGTGGTGGGGCTTTTCCAGTTCACCGCGCTGATGTTTCTCTTCTGCCACCCGGGCAAACAGCGACTGTAATTTCAGATAATCGCTTTCGTTCGGTAGCTGCCACTGACTGGCACTGAACCAGTGCGACACCATGTTTTTCTTTCCTGTGACATCTGCAATCTGTTTTGCCGTTATCCCCAGGGCCGCGCGCGCATCACGAAAGTAAGAAATCAGCGGGGCCATCACATGCTGTTTCAGTGCACTGCCCTTCGCCGCATACCCGGCATCTTTCGGACGATACGGCCCCTGATAATGTTCCGCGAACAGAATGCGCTCTGTGGCGGGGAAATACGCCCGCAGGCTTTCCTTGTTGCATCCGTTCCAGCGTCCGGACGGCTTCGCCCAGATAATATGGTTCAGCACACTGAAGCGTTCACGCATCATGATTTCGATATCAGATGCCAGGCGATGACCACAGAACAGGTAAAGACTTCCGACAGGTTTCAGCACCCGCCAGAACTGCGCCAGACACTGGTCCAGCCACTTCAGGTAATCATCGTCGCCCTTCCACTGGTTATCCCAGCCCTCAGGCTTCACTTTAAAGTACGGCGGGTCCGTGACTATCAGGTCAACAGAATTTTCGGGTAACGACCGGATAAATTCCAGGCAGTCGGCGTTGATTAACTCACAACTGGATATTTTTACAGTATTAAGCATGGATCATTAAGCCTGTCTCTGATAGGCTCATTCTGCTTTTGCGCAAAGCAGTGGGCCTGAGGTTTGCTTGTGAACCCAACGCATGAGCAGATGGCTGGTAAGTGCCCCTAACACCCACCAGCCGCCCATTTACCACAAATAAAAAAGCCTTCACTGCGGAAGGCGTCTGTAACAACCGAACTGATAGTCTGCCAGACCCGCCATAACCAGCTGAGTCAGTATTAACTGGCAGCGTTCGCGTGAAAGGTAAGTATTCTGCGCTATCTCCCCGACTGTCGCCGGTTCGGTAACGCTTAATTCATTAAACACCACTCTGGCGGTTTCTGTCATATCCTGCTGTTTTAGCATGTCTTTTTCCTTTTTCCGGTTAACGTGACATACCAATAACTCTTGTCGAAAAAGCCAGCAAGCTGAAAGACCCGTATTCGCAACCACCAGCGTGTTTACTGTACTGACGCGATTTTGGGCATAAAAAAAAACCGCCTGACGGCAGTTTTTTTTCTTACTTTGCCATCGCGTACAAAATCGGCAAAATATCAGATTTATACGAAACGTACGCTATTTAATTGACTTTTGCAATATCTCGTCGTGAAAAAGTCGCTTTTTGTTGCGCTCTTATTTTCACGGTGCAAATCACAGATTCTCTATCGAGACTCTTAAAAATATCGCACATCTCACGCCAGTAGTTCGCATAATTATGGCTCCAGTTATCAGGCTTAACTCCACACAGTCTGGCAAGCTCCTGTCTCTGGTAGACCTCACACCCGGTAATCCATCCTCTGACATCCTGTGCCGCCAGCCAGATCAACTTCTTCACGCGCTCCTGCGTTTTCCCTGCAATTTTTCTGGTGCCGTACCGGGTTTTAAATTCATTCCACACCCACTGCGTTATCGCGATCTGATATTCCCAACAAATACTCCCGCTGTAACACCACAACAACCAGGCTTTATGATGTTCTTCAAGAGACAGAACAGCCCGCCGCCACGATGATGTCGAAAACTCAACCGGACTGACGAGAGGAATTGACACCCCCTTCGCCAGCGATTGCTTTCCCGGGATTGGTGGATTATCCCGCGTTATCATTTTTCCAGTCACTTCATCGCGGTACCGGATTTTTTTACGCCTGTAACGCCCTGTATCAAACATGGCATTCTCCTGCCAGGCCTCAAGCTGCCCTTTTGTTGATCCACTCAAATCGGCGGTGGCAATCATGAGTTGCTCACGAACAAACTGTAAATACTGGTTATTCATGCGTACTCCAGTTCTGTGATTTTTATCCCCAACCGCCCACCAGGAACAAGCTGACCGCGCACAATATTAATTTCATCAAACTGCTCGTCGTCTATGAGCAGCCCCGCATGCGTCAGTACATCCAGTGGTGCCTTCAGGATATTGTCCAGGTCACGACGGCGCTTATCCGGTGGCTCTGCAATAATTTCTATTGCCGGCCTTCCGGACAGGTTTAATTTCAGTTGCTGCTGGCGAACAATAAGCGCCACATCACGGCGATAACGCTCACCGACTTTTGATACAAAATATGTGCTGCCACGACGTCGCCAGTAAGTGTTCACCGTTGGCGGGTAAGGCAAAACAAATTCTATGCGTTCAGTCATTTATGCTTTCCACTTCAGAACACCCGAATTTCTCGCGTGCATTAAAAAACGAATCAGCAACAACAGCTGGCTGCCGTGTTTTTCTTCAAAATCTTTTACCCCGGCGTGTAGTTCGCTATGGCATTTACGGCACAGCGGAATAACAAACAAATCATCAGCCTTTGTTCCCATCCCTCCCAGTCCATGACCAATGATGTGATGCGGATCATCTGCCTGATTGCCACACGTCATGCATTTCTGCGTTTTTACCCAACGCGTGTATACAGGCATCTCTTCCCGTTGTGATTTCTGGCGCTGGAGATACTGAGCCGGTGACTCCGGATCAACGGCAATGCTGACCACCGTCTTTTCCTGTGGCGGGTTTTGCTGGTGGGCGTGAGGCAGCGGCGCAAGATTTTTTGTGCGCTGCTTCAGTATGCTGGTGGCGGTCTGCTCTCCCGGTACGATGTCGCTTTCACGGTACATTGAGCGGATTTTTTCCGCACGCAACCCCAGCGAACGACGTAATACCGCTTCCGGTAGCGCGTCCGCCACCTGATTGCGGACCGCCCACCAGGATAATTCAGCCAGCGATAATTCCCGTTCCTGCGAGCCATTCATTGCATGGCGTATGACGTCAATCATCCATGCAGACAGGTTTTGGTGAGCAAGTTGCCCGAGTGATTCGGAGGTCTGGTCGCGCAGCTGGTTGTCGCAGTGCCAGCACAACACCATTGCGCCGGTACCATAACGGTGAATGACGGTTTCACTGTGGTGATAATCGCCGTGTGGCCACTGGCAGGATTTAACATGGCGCAGTAACCAGTCAGACAATGCGCCAGCGCCACCAGCAGCACGAATCACTCGTTCGTCGCTGAAAAATGGCAGTAATGATTTATCCTCCGCCAGCGGCTGGCGAACGGCAGGAACGACCCCGGACGGCAGATTACGCATGCTTTTCGGTTCCGGCTCCACCAGTACCCGGGTATTGTGGAATACCGGCATGGATTCACGGCCCGGCTTAACGATCACCAGCCCGAGTTCCGGTACCAGAACAGGTCGAAGTAATACCCGCACGTTACCTCCAGATGCGTTGCTGGAATGTGCGGGACGGACGCGGTGGGCGTTCAGAGTAAGGAAGCCTGACGGAGATTATCCAGTGACGATAATCGAGGCTGAGGGCTTTCTTAATCTCGTATCCGCGTCTGCGGTAGTTATGAATTAGCCATTCGGCCTGTTCTTCAGTACATGGTGGGTGTTGGTACCAGTCGGTTTTAAATGCGTGTGAACGCCGCCCATGCCGGATGGCAAGGTCGGTATCAGAATTGTGAAATTTGGTTTTGTGCGCCATCTGTTTTCTCTGCTGGCGCAGCAGGTGTCAGGTGTTCAGGCTGACGTGCGAATTGTAAACCAGAATGCCAGAAAAAAACAAAACCCGCCGAAGCGGGTTAAGTGCGGGTGCGTTGAGGATGCCTGACACATCAGAGGTGGCGAGGGATTTCTCCCCCGCCAGGTCTCTTACTCCTCAGGTTCGTAAGCTGTGAAGACAGCGACCTCCGTCTGGCCGGTTCGGATTCGTACCTCGCAGAGGTCTTTCCTCGTTACCAGTGCCGTCACTATGACGGTTAAACAGATGACGATCAGGGCGATTAACATCGCCTTTTGCTGCTTCATAGCCTGCTTCCCCTTGCCTTTCGGCACGTAAGAGGCTAACCTACATTTGTGAGACATAGATTGGGCCTCAGATTAATGTTAAGCGTCTTGCAGGACGCGAAATGTTAACTGGGGCTTTTCTCTATCTGCCTTTCAGTGTTCATGCCTGAGACAGATAGCCTCAAGCACCCGCAGCCATTCTACTTAACTCACGTCACCTCGCCAATATGAAATCAATCAGAAAGGTGATCCATAAAATCACTCCTTCTCTTCTTTTCCGTAGTGGAGTTGGCCAATTTTGATAAGAGGGCGTCCCTGAGATTTGCGGTGTAGATTGGTATCGCGCAGAGAATACACACAGCCACAATATTCCTGCTGATAGAATTTTTCGCGCTTGCTGATTTCAATCATACGGGACGAGCCGCCCTGCTTGCGCCAGTTATAATCCCAGTACACCATACCCGGATAATGCGCAACAGCTCGCCGCCCACACTCGTTAACCTGCTGCATATTTTTCCAGCGTGAAATGCCCAGTGAACTGCTGATCACACTGAAACCATTTTCAGCAGCGTACAACGCTGTCCGCTCAAAACGCATGTCAAAACACATGGTACAACGGATCCCCCTCTCAGGCTCCCATTCCATTCCTTTGGCACGTTCAAACCAGTTGTCGGTGTCGTAATCAGCATCGATAAACGGCACGCCGTGTTGTTCAGCAAAGCGAATATTTTCATCCTTACGAATTAAATACTCTTTCTGAGGATGAATGTTCGGGTTGTAGAAAAAGATGGTGTAGTCGATTCCCGAGGCCTGAAGCGCCTCCATCACTTCACCGGAACATGGAGCACAGCAAGAGTGCAGTAGTAGTTTGTTTGCCCCGTTTGGGAGCTCCAATTTAGGCCGTTTGAAATCAGCAATAGTCATAAATATTTTTATTGGGGTCATGAAAATAGCACAGAGTGTAGCATCAGAGCAGGTCTATCGGGAATATATGTCTAAATCTGGTAATATCTGGTTTTGACGCAAAGCGGACAACCACGCTGGCTCTACCCTGCGCCATGAAAATGTCAATTCACATCTGAACTAATGCTCTTTAATCTAGTAACGTCTAAAATACCTAACATTTCCTTGATAAAATGCCAGTACACGCTGCATAGCTTCGCTCTTCCGGCACTCGCGACAGATTATATTCAGGCGCCTGTCGTAGCGGCGTATTTCGCCGTCTGGTAACGACCAGATAAGGTCCGGATCAACCACTGCAGGTTTCTTCACCTTTGCCCTTGAGAGTTTTTTGCGAGCATTTTGCCAGTCCTTACGCGCCTGTTCAGACGGGAATAACCCGTAACCAGAGTCGTATACATCGCCACTGGCAACCAGCTCTCTGGCAAGAACGCTCATCAGATATCTTGTCGCACCTGTCTTGGCTTCCAGTTGCCGTAACGTCTCGCGACCGCTCAGACGTACAAGTTCAACAACCTGCCCTTTAATTTTTTCCCGCTCTTCTTGTGTAAATACTTTTGCCATAAGCGCCTCCGGCAATCACTTTTCCGATACAACACGGCGGGAAGAATCAGTAATCTGTCGAACAATATCCCGGTGCTTGTTCAGCTCCCGCAGCGCGGCGCAGACTCGCTCCCACTTCTGAACATCACTTTTCGCCCTGCGCAGCGCCAGGTTTGCCCTGCGCAGGGACGGAAAAATCAGCTCATCTGCTTGCGTTTCGGTAAACGATGGCAACGACTGCACAATGTCCGCCACAGTTTCTGTTTTAATTTCTTCCTGTGTTGCGGCTTCCCGGCCTGGTAACGCAGCACCTGCTGGCTGAGGAAAGGCCTTACCATCACTTTCCGTTACCAGCGCGGCTTTCGGCTCTGCTGGTAAATTATCGCCCGGCATGCAGTAACGAAATTTACCGTTCTGATTAACGCGTGCCAGCCGCCCCGTTGCGGTTACCACCGCCAGCGTGGAAGCAACCTTGCGAGTACTGACACCGAACTTACCCGCCAGTTCCTCACACGTTTTAGCCCCATCCTGACCGATAAACTCAATCATCATGTCTGCGGTAACTTTTTGTTCGACCTCCCCGGTCAGCATATCCTGTGCTTCAGATTTTACTGGCCGCTCTTCGGTTACCCGGGATTCACCTTCGCCAGCCAGAAACCAGGTGTGACCAGTTTTATCAACGACGCCTTTTCTTTTGAGTTCCCACAGCTCGTTGACAGCCTCTTCACGACTGATTCCAAGGCGAGCTGCCACCACATGTGAAGAGGCTTTTTTCAGTGCTTTCAGTGCGTCAGATACGGTTTCCATTAAAATTTCCTCCGGACAAAATTACTTCACAACCCTCATATTGCTGACATTTGGACGCCAGCTATCCCAGTTAAACGTCACCCATCGACCACCGTTCATGGTCATGCGGTCCATAATCCTCTCACCAAGAAGCGTACTCATTGCGGCATGATTCAGGTTTGTTAACATCCCGACACTGCACAGTGATGCTGTCCGGCGATCAATTATCTGGTGCAATACCACCTGCTCGTTTTTCGTCTCCCGCTGAACGCCTATTTCATCCAGGACCAGCAAATCAACCCCGCAAAGCTCCTGTAAAAATTTTTCCCCGGATTTGCCGTTGTCGTAGCTGTCATGCAACACGCTCATGACGTCAGACACGGTGACGATAATCACGCTGCGCCCCTTCACCATCAGCCGGTTGCCCATCGCCGCTGCAAGGTGATTTTTCCCGGTGCCGGTTTTACCGCTGAACACAAAATTCGTGCACCCGGTCATCAGTTCGTCAGCTATGGATTTGGCCTGGCTCAGCGCGTATTTTTGCCCGTCGTTCTGCACCTGATAATTTGCAAACGAGCATTTGCTGTGCAGAGGCTGGATGCCCGAACGATTCAGGATTTTTTCCACCCGCAACTGGCGATTCTGGCGGTTAATCTCCTCGCTGCGTTTTCGTCCTTCAGCAAGTTGCCATTCCCGCCACTCCTCCACCGTCCGGTACGGTGGAACCGACCCCTGTGGTGCAAGTCTGCGAATACGTTCAAGAACCCCAACTGCCGCAATGTTTTTCATGACACGTCACCCCCTGAATCCCGGCGGTATTTCAGTGTCCGGTTCAGAAATGTGATTCACGCAACGCTGCGCAGGCGAACGCCCCAGGCGGATAACCAGTTCATCCCATTTTTCCCGGAGTTTTGCCGGACTCATGATGTTTTTTACCCAGAACGAATCCCGCTGGAGACGCCCAAACATTTCACAAATTTGTCTGTGAGTTCTGCCATCCAGCATCCGCATTGTGCGAACGTCATTGGCCCATGCTGTCCAGTTGGGTTCTTTCGGTCTAGTGATCTCGCCATCATAGCTGGCCGCCTGCTCGTAAAGACTCACGATTCGTCCCCAGATCCACTGTGCGCACACCAAATCTTCCTGACTTCCCCACTGGCGTTTTTTCGCACTGAACACAACCGCGTCAGGGTGTCGGGTTAAAAAATCCTGTTCAGCCGTCTGCGGGTCCGGTTGCGAAGCGTCCGGACAAGAAGATCTTTTATCTGACGGATCAGGTTTTAATACTGACGGATCGGGGTCAATCATCGCCCCCCTAATCGGCAGTTTTTTATCAACAGTTGATCCATCAAAATTTGACGGGTCAACCGTTGAGGGGTCAATATTTGACGGGTCAACTGTTAACGGGTCATTTTTTGCCGGGCTAATTTTTCTTTTCGGTTTATATGACTCACGCGCCGCCGCCGCAGCTGCTTCGAGTTTTTCCACATTAAGCCGATAGATATTGCTTACATTACGCCCACCGACCTTACGCTCTTCCTTCGTCAGCCAGCCCTCTTTCGCCAGTTCTGCAATAGCCGATTTCACTGTGGATTCACTTCTTGCACCGATCTGACGCCGGATAGTTTCAATGGCAGGCCATGACACGCCCTCGTCATTGCTGTAGTCTGCAAGACGGGCCATAACCGCCACCCTGGATAAGATCATGCCGGTGAAGGCGCACCCTTCCCAGACAAGACCATGAAGCTTGCTGCTCATAACCCCCCCGAACACCGTGCTTTTAGTGCATCACCACAGCATTCCCTGCCGGGCCGCCGCGATTCATCTGGTCATACAAAACAACCGCTGACGCAACAAAATCATCGACATCCTTCACCAGCCGATCCCTCCGTTCGACGATCTCACGGTAATATTCAGAACTGTGGCTGCGCATACGGGCCACCAGCAAAGGCGGCATCGCCTTTTCGATCGCCGGTAACAGAGCCTGCATTTTTTCAACAGCATCAGGGGTGTCTTTATCCAGCCAACGGAAAATTTTCTGGGTATTACGGGCCAGGGCTTCCGGATGGCTGTCGTCATACAGTTCCGGGAACGTCATTCCCAGCTCGAAATACGCTTTGGTAATTTTCGCAGCCGGTACTTTTTCGCCGTCCGGATGCGCCCAGGCATTCATCGCCATGCGGATGTGTTCATGCTTGATTTTCATGAATCAACTCCCATCAGCTTTTTCGTAGTAGTTTTATTCCTGCCAATAGTTAAAATTGCATCGGCAGAAAATAATCCGTTTGATGCAAGAGCGATTTTTTCAGCGTAATTTGTTTCGCCGGTATATTCTGTGCGAGGCAATTTTCCGTTATCCATCCATTTATAGATTGCTCTTTGGCTGACACCACAAACGTCGGCCACAACAGCAACGCGAACAGTTTTGATTACATCTTCAAGTGTTTTCTGGTTCATATCACCCTCACAATGTGAACTTTGAGTACATGCTATAACAGAACTGACAGTACATTCAAGAGCGAATATCATTGAACTTATGGTTCATGAAGATAAAGCGCGTAAAGAGTTCGCCAGTAGGCTTGCGCTAGCCTGTGAAAACGCTGGTTATGAACAACATGGAAGGCAGGCAGAAATTGCCCGTCGAATGAAATTAACACCAAAAGCGGTTAGCAAATGGTTTAATGGCGAAACAATTCCTCGCCGGGAGAAATTAAGGGAATTAGCAACACTAATAGGAACAACACCAACCTATCTTTTGGGAGAGGATACAGAAGAAAGTGGACAGGTACGTTTCTATCAGGAGTTAAATCCAAGACAAAAAATCATCATTGACCTTCTGGACGAGCTCCCTGACAGTGAGACAGATGAACTTTTAAAAACTCTTGAAGAGAAAAAACAGAAGTACAATGCAATTTACGAAGAGTTAGCACGAAAGAAAAAACAAAAAGCCTCTTAAACCAGCATAAATCCGGTAGCGCCTTCCTCCGGGTTTGTGCTTCACTTTATCCCATCTCATTTTTTTACACACAAAATGTACTAAAAGTACTTTACAACAATGAACGCAAAGTACATTATATACCTGCCACCCACCCCGCCCCACAGAATGCAGGGCAATACTTCGAGTTACCAGGCAGTGGTCAGGGGTTAAGTAGCCAGCCCGAGGCGTAAGAACATGACGGCAGGGTTCAACTTTAATAACTATGCAGCAGGTTTTTGTTCCGCTACCCCGGCGTTAAGGGGAAACAGAGGATTTCTCAGTGGGCGAAGTCAAACATCAGAATGGAAGGCATCCCGGGATCGGCAAAGAAGCAGCAATGGCGCTTTATATTGACATCAGCGCCATTGCCGGACAGGTAAGAATTATCAGAGCGGTAACTAAGCGGTATGCGCCTTTACTTCAGAAAGTCTCTGGTGAGTGCACCGAAGATATTGTCAACGATTTCGTCATCGAACTGCGAGGACTCATCTTCAGTTACAAGGTGACCACAATTTTTGCAGATGGCTCCCGCGAAACTGTCAGAGCCCTGCGGCTTAAAGGATGTGTCAAAGACTTCGCCACCACATTCTGGGCAAGAAAACTTGATTGTACTCATAACCAATTTCCTCTCGAGTAACAGACCCCTCAGAGGATACCACCTCGCCTGACGTGGTTAAAAGCAGGCAACGCTAACCACAAGGAGCCGACATGCAGAAACGAGAACCCGTCATCATCGCGCCAGACTATACCGATGATGAACTTTATGAGTGGATGCGCCAGAAAATTAATGCAGCGCAGGATCTGAAATGGGCCAATGAAGCCAGGGCTAAGCAGGCTGAAAATCTGTCCGCTCTGGAGCAGGATATCACCAATCTGGAAAAAGCAGCGGCATTAAGCATTGCCAGAATGATTACATACCCGCGTTAATAGCTAACCAACGAAGCTAAGGTTGGTAATTAAGGAGTTCTCCACGGGTGAAGTGGAGTGCGTGCGCCGGACACGGGTGAACATCCGGCACTGACAGTTTACTGAAAGGATATTTCTCTGAAAAGTCAGAGCATAACGCGAAAGCACACGGAGAAGCTCGTCTCTCTGTACTTTGTCGTTAAATTTAATTCGACCGTGCGCTTCCGGTTGTGGCAATCCGCGAAATGGCGCGGCGGTAAGTATGGCGGGGTTATTCCTTCCCCTTGAGGACACCGGGTTGTCAGGCTGACCATACGCTTAAGTGACAGCCCCGCCACAATATCCATGTGTAGTCTTTGGTGGCATCAGTTCTACTCCGTGACTGCTCTGCCACCCTTTTTAAAGTGAATTTTGTGATGCAGTGAATGCGGCTAAGCGCACGCGGAACAGTTAAAACCAAAAACAGTGTTATGGGTGGATTCTCTGTATCCGGCGTTAATTGTTAACTGGTTAACGTCACCTGGAGGCACCAGGCACCGCATCACAAAATTCATTGTTGAGGACGCGATAATGGAAACGTTATTACCAAACGTTAATACGTCTGAAGGTTGTTTTGAAATTGGTGTCACTATCAGTAACCCTGTATTTACTGAAGATGCCATTAACAAGAGAAAACACGAACGGGAGTTATTAAATAAAATATGCATTCTTTCAATGCTGGCCCGTTTACGTCCGATACAAAAAGGATGCTGGCAATGAATACAGCATTTGCACTTGTTCTGACAGTTTTTCTTGTTTCCGGAGAGCCAGTTGATATTGCAGTCAGTGTTCACAGGACAATGCAGGAGTGTGTGACTGCAGCAACCGAACAGAAAATTCCCGGTAACTGTTACCCTGTCGATAAAGTTATTCACCAGGATAATAGCGAAATCCCGGCAGGTCTTTAAAACAGTTCCGTAATAAACATCCGATTTCATTCTTATATGCCAGCAATGGCAGGGATTTGTTCACCCTTAAATCTGTAATGAGGTAAAACAAAATGAGTAAAGTCTTTATTTGCGCCGCCATTCCGGACGAACAGGCAATAAAGGAAGAAGGTGCAGTCGCTGTAGCCACTGCCATTGAAGCCGGTGATGAACGTCGCGCCCGCGCAAAATTTCACTGGCAATTCCTGGAGCATTATCCGGCTGCTCAGGACTGCGCTTATAAATTTCTTGTTTGCGAGGATAAACCCGGTATACCCCGCCCTGCCCTCGATTCATGGGATGCTGAATATATGCAGGAAAACCGCTGGGATGAGGGGGCTACTTCCTTTGTCCCGGTTGAGACTGAATCAGATCCGATGAACGTCGCTTTTGACAAGCTGGCCCCTGAAGTACAGAACGCTGTCATGGTTAAGTTCGACACATGTGAAAACATCACCGTTGATATGGTGATTAGCGCGCAGGAATTGTTGCAGGAAGACATGGCAACATTCGACGGACATATCGTTGAAGCGTTGATGAAAATGCCAGAAGTTAACGCCATGTATCCGGAGCTTAAGCTGCATGCCATCGGGTGGGTTAAGCATAAATGTAAGCCTGGTGCCAAATGGCCCGAAATTCAGGCAGAGATGCGCATCTGGAAAAAACGTCGCGAAGGTGAACGCAAGGAAACCGGAAAATACACGTCTGTTGTTGATCTCGCCCGCGCCAGAGTCCACCGACAGCACACTGAAAACTCAGCAGAAAAAATCCCCCCTGTCACTGCAGTCATTCGTCGCGAATATAAGCAGACATGGAAAACACTGGATGACGAACTGGCCTACGCTCTCTGGCCTGGTGATGTGGATGCCGGAAACATTGACGGCAGCATCCATCGCTGGGCAAAAAATGAAGTTATCGACAACGACCGCGAAGACTGGAAGAGTATCTCGGCATCAATGCGCAAACAGCCTGATGCCCTTCGCTACGACCGCCAGACTATTTTTGGCCTTGTCCGTGAACGTCCGATCGACATTCACAAAGACCCTGTGGCACTGAACAAATACATTACTGAATACCTGACTACAAAGGGCGTGTTTGAAGATGAAGGAACAAATCAGAGCGCAACTGACACTCTCTCGTCGCCAGTACCAGAAACTGATGCAGTGGAAACGGCAATTCCGGACAACGAAAAAACCGAATGCAAAGTGGAAGTCGAACCATCTGTAGAGCGTGAGGGGCCGTTCTACTTCTTCTTCACCGACAAGGATTGCGAAAAATACGGTCGCGCAAACAAACTTTCTGGTCTGGATAAGGCGCTGGCTGCCGGGGCTACTGAAATCACAAAAGAAGAATATTTTGCCCGAAAAAATGGCACATACACAGGCTTACCGCAAAATGCAAATACCGCACAAAATTCTGAACAACCAGAACCGGTAAAAGTTACCGCTGACGAAGTAAAGAAAATTATGCAGGCAGCCAATATCAGCCAGCCTGACGCCAATCAGTTGCTCGCCGCATCACGTGGTGAATTTGTTGCAGGGATTAGCGACCCGAATGATCCGAAATGGGTGAAGGGGATTGAAACCCGCGATTCTGTGAACCAGAACCAGCAAGAAACGGAACAGAACGACCAGAAAGCGGAACAAAACAGCCCAAATGCGTTACAAAACGAGCCAGAAACGAAACAGCCTGAACCAGTGGCGCAACAGGAACCGGAAAAAGTCTGCACCGCCTGCGGTCAGACCGGCGGCGGCAACTGCCCTGATTGTGGCGCGGTGATGGGCGACGCAACATACCAGGAAATATTCGATGAAGAGAATCAGCCTGAAGTTCAGGAAAATGATCCGGAGGAAATGGAAGGTACTGCACATCAGCACAAGGAGAACACTGGCGGCAATCAGCATCATGCCAGCGATAGTGAAACTGGCGAGGCGTCAGATCCCTTAATTAAGGCGAACAGTCATCATAATCTCACATCCACCAGCAGAGCGGGGATTCATCTGATGATCGACCTTGAAACCATGGGAAAAAATCCCGATGCCCCGATTATCTCAATAGGCGCAATATTTTTCGATCCGCAAACCGGAGATATGGGACCAGAATTTAGCAAGACCATCGATCTGGATACTGCTGGCGGAGTCATTGATCGTGACGTCATTAAATGGTGGCTGAAGCAATCACGTGAAGCGCAGTCTGCCATTATGACCGATGAAATCCCGTTAGATGATGCACTACTGCAATTGCGGGAATTTATCGACGAAAACTCCGGTGAGTTTTTTGTTCAGGTCTGGGGTAATGGGGCCAACTTCGACAACACGATTTTGCGCCGTTCATACGAACGACAGGGTATCCCCTGCCCGTGGCGCTACTGCAACGATCGCGATGTACGCACAATCGTTGAGCTGGGGAAAGCCGTAGACTTCGATGCCAGAACTGCTATCCCATTCGAAGGTGAGCGCCACAATGCGCTGGATGATGCCCGTTACCAGGCAAAATACGTTTCAGCTATCTGGCAAAAACTGATCCCGAATCAGGCTGATTTTTAATGTTCAACCCCGGTCGTTGCCCACCAGCTATAGTGGCGGCGACCATGATTAGCGAACGACGCTCATGGCAAGACTTATTCTGCTCACTGAGTGGGCAAAAGAGGAATTCAGTGAACCGGTCCCTACTCCGAGTACGTTAAGTAAATACGCTAAAGCCGGAATGATATTTCCTCTCCCCAAAAAAGTTGGAAGACGCTGGCGAGTGGATCCGCAAGCTCGCTTTGTCGGAATGGTAAACAAGCCGGAGGTGATCGCCACAGATCACCCTGCTTTGAAGAGGATACTGGAAGATGGCGCGCCCGCGAAAATATAAAACCGATGTTCCGGGATTATCTCCGTATTTTGACAAAAGAAATAACAAAGTTTACTGGCGTTACAGGCATCCCATAACAGGCAAAAATCACGGTCTCGGCAGTATTGACCAGAAACTGGCAGAAACTATTGCAGCAGAAGCGAACAGCCGTCTTGCCCGGCAGCAAATGGAACAAATGCTCAGTCTGCAGGAGAAAATTATTAGTGATACCGGCGGTTCATCAACCGTTACCATTTTTCTGAATAATTACAGAAAAATTCAACAGGAAAGATATGAAAACGGCGAGATCAAACTCAACACGCTGAAACAGAAAGCGGCCCCTCTCAGGGTATTTGATGAACGTTTTGGCACCAGACCGTTAGATGCCATAACCGTAAAAGATGTGGTATCAGTACTGGAAGAGTACAAGGCCAGAGGACATAACAGAATGGGACAAATTTTCAGGAAAGTACTGATCGATGTTTTCCGGGAAGCTCAGCAAACGGGCGATGTCCCGCCAGGCTTTAACCCTGCAGAATCGGCAAAAAAACCGCAGGTGCGGATATCAAGACAGCGACTGACTTTTGATGAGTGGATGATGATTTATAACGCAGCGGAAAAGGATGGTTACTTTTTACAGCGCGGTATGCTGCTGGCACTGATGACAGGCCAGCGCCTTTCAGATATTTGCAAAATGCAATTTTCGGATATCCGGGATGGTTATCTTCATGTCGAACAGCAAAAAACAGGAACCCGGATTGCCATCCCTCTGGCTCTGCGTTGCGATAAATTAAATCTCACCCTAGATGATGTGGTGTCATCCTGCCGCGATTGCGTTCTTAGTCCGTGGCTATTGCACCACCATCACGCGAAAGGGACAGCTAAGCGCGGCGGGATGGTTAAGCCAGCAACATTAACCGTTGCATTTAAAAAAGCCCGGGATTCTGTGGATTACAACTGGCGTGCTAATGGCACCCCTCCCTCTTTCCATGAGCAGAGATCTTTATCAGAGCGATTGTTCAGAGAGCAGGGGGTTGATACCAAAATTTTGCTAGGCCATTCGAATCAAAAAATGACCGATATTTACAACGACGCACGCGGTAAGGAATGGAAAAAACTGGTCATTTGA